CGATCCTGCTGTTCTGTGGACGAAGGCAAGCTCGTTATTTATGCCCGTCCTTTATAATCCGAACAGCATTTTTGTTGCCACTGATATTACGGCAGGTGCGTAATGTATAAAGTTCTGGTGTCCTTTAAAGATTTACAGGACAGCGGTTATTTATATAAGGCGGGGGATACGTTCCCCCGCTCTGGCCTAAACGTTGATAAGAAACGTTTAAAAGAGCTGTCCAGTACAAAAAACAGACGTAACATTCAGCTTATTGAGGAAGTGAAGGAAAAAGATGTCGTTCTCAATGCTAACAGAGGTATGCAACGATCTGCGGAACTGGTTTAACAGAGATTTAACAAAGCACGAAGGAACTTGGCATATTGTCAATAATAATCTTTTAGAAACCGTTCCTAACTTGCAGGCCGGTCAATATTATCTAATCAGAGGTAGCTTATTCAATGATGGAGTGCATCTTTATCCTGTTGACGAACTGCGGGATGAAGTATTCACTGGAATGATAAGCCCGATGGTTATTCCTGCTGATTTCGTTGCTCTTGTAGAAGATATCGAAGCATGGCAAAAGAAGTATGGAGATGTTGATAGTGCCGCTATGAGTCCATATAGTTCAGAATCGTTTGGCGGTTATTCATATACGAAATCTGCGGGCGGTTCCGAATACGGAACTATAAAAAGTGGTACTACTTGGCAAACTATTTTTGCAGGAAGGTTAAACAGGTATAGAAAGATATGAGCTTGCTAAGTGAAGCAATGGAAGATTTTATCATTAAAGATAAAACTACTGGACCAGATGGTTATGGTGGCGTGACCGATAGGTATGTAGATGGAGCCACAATTAAAGCCACTGCAACGTTAAACAATTCCATGCAGGCTAGAATTGCGGATGTCCAAGGGGTAACCGCCCTATACACTATTGTGACTTCGAAGAACATTAACCTGCAGTACCACGACGTACTCGAAAGAGTGTCTGATGGGAAAATCTTTAGAATTACTTCGGATGGCGATGACTTCAAAAGTCCCGCGTCCTCTAGCCTCGATATGCGTGTGGTGTCTGCCGAAGAGTGGGTGATTCCAAATGGATAAAGACAAATGGCAAGTTCAAGATGACTTCTGGAACAGTTTTGGACTACCTGCGTATGATGAAAACACAGTTTTTACATCTGGTACCATGCCTGCTTACCCTCATATTACCTATGAAGCCAAGAATGGTATTTGGGATCAAGATTTAAGTCTAAGTGCCTCACTCTGGTACAGGTCTACTTCTTGGAAGGAAATATCTCAAAAGGCAGATGAAATTTTAGCAAGCATAGTTCACGGAAAAATGGTAAAAGTAAAAGGCGGTTACTTTTGGTTTAAGACTCCGAGTGGAACGCCTTTTGCACAACGTATGGCGGCAGAAGGAGACTCGTCATTACGTAGAATTATTTTAACTGTTACGGCTGAAGCCCTGACAGAATAGGAGGAATTAACATGATTACAAAAGTTATTCCACAGAGTACGTTTGAAGACATGCAGGTTGATGCGGGCATTTTGTTAAAGTCATTTAACCCGACTACCCCTGCTGTTGTGGATGCTGATATTATTACCGCAACGACTGGCGGTATCACTGTTACTTGCGAGCCTGAATATTCGGACTTTTTCGAAGATATTGATAACGCTCCTAATAACACAAAGGAAGGTAAGCATTTAGACGGTTGGACTTGCTCTATTGAAACAACTGCTCTTAATACTTCCGCTGAAGCTATTAAGTTAGCATTAGGTGCGGCGGATATCGATGGAACTACCACTATTATTCCAAGAAATGAATTAGCGCAAACCGATTTCGCTGATCTCTGGTGGGTAGGCGATAAGGCAGGCGGCGGTCTGGTCGCTGTTCAGTTGCTTAACGCTTTATCTACTGGTGGCTTTAGTTTAAAGACTTCTAAGAATGGTAAGAGTGAACTTGATTTAACTTTAACTGGTCATGTATCTATTGCGGAACAGAGTACCGTTCCTATGAAGTTTTATTCTCTTGATGCGTAATAAAACAAACAAAGATAAAAATAAGAAAGGGATTGATATTTATGACTAGGCTTGATGTTAAAGGCGAAGAAGCATTAGATGTTTTTGCTGATATGCTTGAACCGCTGTTTACTATTTTGAGTAATGAAGATGTGCGCAAGGCGTACATGGAAAAGAACATTATGACTGCTGTTAAAGTAGCCGTTAAGAATTGCAAGAAAGATGTTATTGCACTTTTAGCTGTTATTGATGGCGAAGATCCCGAAACATATAAGCCGGGCGTGTTTACAATCCCGAATAGACTTCTGGCGATATTTAATAATCCTGACTTCCGAAGCCTTTTTATTTTGCAGGCTCAGACGAAAGATACAGACAGTTCTGGGTCTGCTACGGAGAATACAGAGGAAGCAGATGCATAAAATTTTTTATTCGGTATGCCAAATCTAGGATCTATGATATGGACAGGGAGGAGGTATACCGAGTTTATATGACTGATACTCTTATGGGCCTCGCGGGTGGAAAGAAGCGATATATTGATTTATTTAAGATAAAGCCGAAAGAAACAAGAAGTTCAGAAGAGATTATACAGTCAATTAAAGATAAGATAAGGTAATTGCCGGGAAAGGAGTAGAGAGATATGCTTAACATTTTTGATTTAGCCGCCAGAATTACTCTTGATTCCGGCGATTTTGAATTAAGTCTTGAAAGTGTTACAAGGCAGATAAAAAATTTTATAGGCGACTCTATTGAGACTGGAAAAAGTTTTGATAAAGCCATGGCACAAGTAGCGGCAACTCGTGGCTATACTGTGAAACAATTAAACGCCACAGAAGAAGATTTAGCCGCTATGACTGATGAAGAGCGAGAAGCCGCACTTAAAGCACAGAAAGATTTTGTAGATTTACGTGCGTTCGCTCAGGAAATGGGGCGTACAACTGTATTTACAGCATCACAAGCCGCAGAAGCATTAAATTATATGGCATTAGCGGGTTATGATGCAGAAACGTCAATGAAGACCTTGCCTGCTGTGTTGAATTTAGCGGCGGCAGGTGATTTGCAATTAGGTTATGCTTCTGATGTTGTTACCGATGCTCAGACTGCATTGGGTTTAAGTACAGAACAAACATTTGATCTTGTTGAACAAATGGCAAAAACTGCTTCTACTACTAACACAAGCGTTGGACAGTTAGCAGAAGCTATATTAACAATCGGTGGCACCGCTCGTTTTATAAAAGGTGGGACACAAGAGCTTAACGCTATACTTGGTGTGCTTGCCGATAATGGTGTTAAGGGATCAGAAGCAGGCATTCACTTGCGGAATATGTTATTAAAACTATCTGCGCCCACTAAAAAGGGAGAAGGCGAGATGAAATATCTCACTGTATCTTTAGCAGGGCTTACAGATAAGATCAAAGACGTATCCGCTGAAACGCCTGAGATGCGAAATAAATTTCAGCAATTTTCAGCAGAAATAGCGGGAATTGCAGAAAATTTTGATGGTATGATTGATCCAAGTAAATTGGGATACTTAGAGGAAAAATTTCCTGAGTATGCCGATATATTGGAGGACTGGGCGGCTGAAATTTCTGAAACCTTTAGTTCATTAGAAGAAGATGGCGAAGATAGGCACATAACTATTCCGACTCTTGTTTTTGACGAAGAAGGACAGATGCGCTATATACAAGATATTTTTTCTGATATCAATGCCGCTTTTTTAAATGAACAATATACTCAGGAAGATATGATGCAGGCATTTGGCGACATGTTTAATGTCCGAGATGTTGCTTCTGCAACCGCTCTTATCAATACGTCTGCTAAAAGATGGGAGGAAGTTAATACTGCTATTCAAGGCGCAACTGCAAGCACAGAAGAATTTCATAAGAACTTGGAAGCATCGTTAGGCACTGACAGTTATGAAGACTTCCAATATTTGATGGATGTTGTGGGATTAAGCGCAGAACAAGTAGAAACTGCTTGGCGCACTTCTGGTGGCACAGTTGGCATGTTTATTACTAACTTGCAAACAGCGGCGGGAGATGCTCATGACATAACAGAAGCGTTTGAAGATTGGGACATTTCACTTGCGGGTATTCAAGAAGCTATGGATAATACGCAAGGCGCGGCAGGTAAGATGGCTAAGACACAGCTCGATAATTTAGCGGGTGATATGACGCTGTTGCAATCTGCCACAGAAGGCGCTCAGATAGCCATTTCTGACGCACTATCTCCTACTCTTAGGGAATTAACTCAATTTGGCTCTACTGCTGTTTCTAATCTTACTGAAGCGTTTCAGGAAGGCGGTATTGAAGGTACGTTTTCTGAATTAGGAAACGTATTACAGCTTGGCGGTCAGACTATTTTTAATGCCTTATCTGAAATTATTACTGGTGCAGACTGGGTTAGCATTGGTGTAAATGTTTTTGGAATTATTATTGATGGCGTAGGGAAGGCTATTATTGATTTGCCTAAAACTCTTGATGGTATTGTTGATACTATTAACGAGGTTATGGGTCAAATGGACTGGCTTGAAGTCGGCAAAAACCTTGGAACTTCACTTTCTAAAGGTCTTGTTACTGTTGTTGACGAAGGCGGAAAACTTGTATCAAGAATATTAGGCATTGACTGGCTTGAACTTGGCGGTAATATTGTTGGTTTTATTGTTCTTGGTATTACTGGCGCGGTTACTGGACTTGTTACAGGATTTATAGACCTTGCGAATAATGGTATAGACGCATTTCTTGGAAGAGAAAATGCTCCAAAAGAAGGTAAAATTGATTGGATAAGCATTGGCAAAGAGGCTGTAGGTAATATTATTAACGGTGTTGCGGCATATTTAAGCAACCTTGTTGGCTCGTTTACTACTGCGGCGGCAAATGCGATAACAGGATTAACAAGCAAAGAGCAAATTGATAAATGGATACAAGCAGGCAAGGATTTAATGCAGGGCATTGCTGATGGCGTT